TAACTTATTAGCTAGACATGGAGTAACATACGAACAGTTTGGTAGAGCATTACAGTGTGTAAATAATCATGGATCTATTGTTACCAGAGCAGAACATCTTGCCAGCGAACTTAGGTATGGTATTGAAGCTGCCGCTGAAGTGGCTCGCTCTAATAATATGGTTAGAGCTTTCTGCATTGCTCCGACAGCCTCCTGCAGCTATCGAAGCAAGGATCTGGATGGCTTTACGAGTACCCCAGAAATTGCACCACCAATCTCTCGTTCTGTGGACAGAGATAGTGGGACATTCGGAGTGCAGACCTATAACTATGGACAAGTAGAAATAGCAAGTGAAGTATAGCTTTAACTCTTGGAGTGATGTTGTAGAATACGATGAGCAATTCGTGGAAGAGTGGTTGGCTTCGCCTCAAACCTCCTTATATTACAGCCTTCAAGTGATGGGAGACGTACAAGATAAAAGCGATGCGTATGCAGCATTAGATCAAGATGACGTTGATGATTACTTGCAGGGTATTTTACAAGAAAACCCTATAACATGTGATTGCCAAGAATAATGAAAAATCCTTATGAAAAATTACTCAATAGAAAGAGAACTTGGAACCCAGTCCAAACTGAAGCTGGTACACTTAAACACGGATCTGAAGAGGCCATCTACCGTGCTCTCGCAATACGCCATATGGAGTTACCAGTTGGCGAGTTTATTACAGAGGCACTTGAAAAAGAGGTTCCCAGATCTGCACGGACTCTTTTAGAGTCAAACGTAAAAGATGAAATTAAACATGATCAAGCCCTTGGATTCATTACGAATGCTATTGGGACGGATTCACAGTCAGAGTATGAGGCTTTCAAGCTACGAGATGCTTGGGAAGCCCATCCTGACCACACTATATTAAAAGCATTGGTAGCTGAACGTGCTATATTCTTTGTTATTTTACCTTTCTTTAGGTTTTGTGGTGATCCTGGTCTTAGAACGGTATCAGCTGATATTTCCAGAGAT